TGCTGTTTCCGTAGAAGTACGAAGACGGGGCGGAGCCGATAAGGGTTGCACCATTGGCAGCGACAAGGGCGGAGCCGGTGTCGTAGATGGTGTTGGTGGCGTAGGTGTTGCCCGAAGCGTCGAAGAACGAAGCGTCAACAATACCCAGCAGGGTCTGGTTAGAGGACGAAGAGCCACGGTACACCTTGTAGTGCGTAGCGGCAGCGCCTTCAGGGCCGACAGGCGGCGTAAAGGTCAACTTGGCGCTCTGCGTCGAAGGGGTGCAGGTAGCGTCAGCGGAAGCCTGAATCTCACCAAAACGAGCCATCACTGCCGACACGCGGTAGTGAACAGCAGCGTTAAGCGTACCAGCGACCGTGCTGGAAGCAGCGGCGGTAACGGTGCTCATAACGTTGGAGCGAGGGGCAAGGAACGAGGACTTCACGATGGGAACGCCACGGTAGGTGGGAACCATCAGACCAGCGGCAATCTCCACTTGGTCAACGAAGCGCTGCTGGTTGACGAGCAACTGAGCAAGGCGGCTGTTGGCCGAGGGGGACATGAGGAACATCCACTCCGAGGTCTCAACCGGCTCTGCAACATTGGATTCCACCATGTCAATGAGGTAGTCCAGTTGGCCAAGGGTCAGCGTAGCGCCAGCGGCGTTGATAACGTTCTGGTCCACACCATCGGTCCAAGGGTTGTAGTTCGGAGCAGCCCACGTTGAGGCACCGCCGTAGTTGTCAATCGTACCGCCACCGATACCCGCCGAAGGGCCACCGGTCGAAGACGAAGAGAACTGCGAGCAGATAATGTCAAGACCGTCGAACTGCGGGTAAGGTCCAGCAGTCGTGGGAGCCTCGGCACCCCAAAGAACGGCAGTCTCAACGTCCCAGTACAGGCCACGAGCAGCACCCTCGATTTCACGGGCACGGAGGTCCGAGATGAGGTCGGCGGTCACAGCCTGAGCGTAACCGGTCACAGCGCCAACGCTCTGGAGCAGACGAATCTGGTAGTTCTCCTGCGCGTAGTTCGATGACGAGACAGGGCGAGCGCCACCATCGGTCACGAAACCACCCTGCGGGAGGGTCGTACGCTTGTTGAAGTAGTAAACCGTGCTACCCCACTTGACGGACGGGAGGGCACGCACCAGCGGCGCGTAACGACGCTGGTACTCAAGGAGCACAGGGTCAATGTGCTTAGCGACGAGGGCGGCTGCGCCGCCTGCGGTCAAAAGGGCTTCCTGAAGGTCGGAAGACATAATATTTCTCCTTAATTAGGTAGGGTTAGAAGCCGCGGTCGGCTTGTGCGAACTTGGCAGCGAAAAACGGGGTGCTTCCCCAAATTTCACTCTGGACAGTGCGGAACTCGGTTGAGTTCATCTCTGAAAGAGCACGGGGGTCAATTGCATCGGACTCAAGTAGTTCCTTTGCGTCAAAACCAGCGGACTCGTTGACAAGACCCTTGCGCGTTGCGTTACCGGAACGGTACGACTCAACGGCATCGGCCTTAGCGGCTTCAACAGCGGCCTTGGCGGCTTCGGTAGCAGCCTTGGTCACCATTTCGGCAACTTGCTCAGCAGTGAAAAGGTTCTCACTCACTTCATTCTCCTTAGAGTTGTTGGACTCCTCAGCGTCGGCCTCAGGGGCTTCTTCAGCGTCAGCGTCGGCTTCTGCTTCAGGTGCAACCTCAGCGGCATCTTCGTCGGGAGTGTTTTCGGTTGGCTTGCTTGCAGCGACAATCATGGCTGCAAGGGCCGAAAGGTCTGCGTCGGAAAGCGTACGGGCGGCGGGAACTTCAAGCCCCGACTCCTCGGCGTTAGCCTCAGCAGTGTTGTGGTTGTCACTCACTGTGACTTCCTCCTCTGTTTGAGTTAGGGCTTCGTCTTGGGACTCAGCCGATTTGGTCGTGTAGGTTCCACCACGCTTTTTATATTCTTGAGAAACCCAAGCATTAGCAACGGCGGAGGGATATACATCGAATTTTTCTTTAGCAGCAGCAATGACTTTTGCATAAAGGTCTTTGTCTGCCGGTTCTCCCTTTTGATTAGGGATAATTTTTCCGTAATCAGTTTTGTCCGATTCCGCTTGAGGAACCGGGTCACCACACGAAGGGCAACACATGGCATCTTTTGGAGCCATTTCCCCACAAGTGGTGCAACCAATAGAATTCTTGACTACTGATTCAGGAAGTTGAGCACCGCACATGTGGCAATGAACAGCGCCCTCCATAGCGGGAACTCCGCACTCGCCGCAGCAAGCATCTTCCATGTTGTTGTCATCAATTGACTCTGGAAGCATTGCCCCACATTCATGGCAGTACACAGAACTTTCGGGGGCAAGACCACCGCATTCGCTGCACTCTTTGGTCATGTTGTCTTGCCGACTGACCATTTCTTCGTCCTCTGAACCCATGCCGCCAGCATCACCAGTGTCATCAACGTGTGACCAGTCGGGCTTGGAGAGGTAAATGTCACCATCGTCATCAGGGTCAATTGCGTGCATGGCAGCAATAGCGCCAAATGCAATTCGGTTGGCAACAACCTTCAACTGGTGAGGGTCGGTCGCATACCCAGTAATGTTGATGCTGTCATCATCATTGTTCAGTGAAATTGAAGCGTAGGCTTCAAGGGCATCCATAATTTCAGAAGCAAGCATTTCTTGCTCTTCCACAATGTTGATGCCAAACTTTTTAGCCGCAGACTTAATGCGAGCCTTAATGCGCTTCAATTGAGCAGCACTGTAGAGTTTGCCGTTGTCTGCTTGATTGATGTATGACCAAGCGGCACGAACATGCTTTGCGCTGTCAATCGGGTAACGCTTTTTCTTGTCGGCCTGATAGCCGGGGTCTGCGTAAGTAACATCCCCGTAAGGCTTTGCAGCATCTTTCTCAAAGATTTCTTCAAGAGCAGACTGAACGGCGTTCTCAACTGCGCTAGCAATAATTTGCTCGTCACGAACAGATTCCACAATCTGCACTTCTGCAACTGATTCAAAAATGAACGATGCGTCAGCACCGGCAGATTCGGCAAGGTTTGCATCAACAATTTCAGCACCCTCAACGCCGGGGCTGTGGGTAAAGTCAATGCCGTTAATGCCGAGGTCATCAGCGGTAACAGCCTCTTGACCATCATCATGGGTGACAGTGTTTACATCGCCAAGCCATTGCCCACGAATAGAAACGCCTTTAATGAAACCGCCGACTGCAAGGTTGGCAACATCACGACCATGCGAAGTGTTTGCAATGTCCGCTTCAAAACCAGCGGAACCATCGGGAAGTTGATACACGCTAGTAACGCGTCCAACGGTTGAAAGCGCATCGTCGTTAAACGCAGCGCCGTGACTGGTAGCCATGTTGATAGGAAGACCGGAGTTGCCTTTTAGGGCTTCCTGCATTCTTTCAACAGCCTTGCCAATGTTTTCCTTGGTGTACAAGCGACGGTTCTTAGAAACGCCGGGACGCAGAAAAATGCCACGAACGGTTGCAGCCTTGGTTGAACTCATATTTTCAACAGCCTCCACAGATTCTTTGGCATTCAACTTTCTCATAATACCGTTAACCCAAGAACGCCCAGCATCTCCGCCCCATCCAAGCCACGCAATGTAGCCAGCAGAAGGGTTGGACTGATTTGCCCAATCTTTGCCTTTTTTGTCAACTTCGTGACGAGCAAAGTATGAGTGCATTCGCTTAATGGTGTCAGCCGAAATGTGCTTGCCGTTTGACAGGTCTCTAGCACGGGCAACGCCAACGGCAGTCATGCCACGGTGATGTTTTTGACGCAACTCAAGTGAGCGAGCAGCGTTTTTGCGAACTTGTTCTGGTGGTAAAAAAGAGTCTGCCATGATTTATAATTACCTTGGAGTAAAACGCTTTCCGCGTTGTTTCCATTTTTTAATCTGCTTGAAGCGGTGTTGTCGAACAACCAAACGCTTCCTAAATTTGTGCGTTCTTGCGGAACCCCATTGGGTCCGACCAAGATAACGACCAGAACTTAAACGACCAACAAACTTTTTGTTAATACCGGTGATTCGTGGCTTCTTAAGCGAAGCAGTAGAACGGTATTTAACAATGCGACTTCCAAGAGGTCTTTTCTTAAAGTTGTTAATGTCACGCATGCGATAAACTCGCTCGGCTCCAGCGGTGCCACGACTACGCATACTGCCAATGCGTAAAGCGTGATATTTTGCCGAACCGGTGTTGCGTGCCTGACCTCGTGCCAAACGTGCCTTAATAAGGTTTTCACGTTCAGCCCGCAATTGAGCAGCAGTTTGAGAACCGGTTGGGTATTTTTTGTGCATGGCATATGCCGCTGCACGACCCAAATAGTTTCCCATTAGCCGATTTGTTTTTTAACCAGCGCTGCTGCTTTGCCTGCTGTCATACCCAAGTATGGAGTATTTTGCAAGGTGCCATTAGGCAGTTGAATCAAATCGCCCATTGGTTGTTCGTCGGCAACAACGTCTTCTTCATCAGTCATTGTCATCCTCTTCGACGGATTCCGTGCCAGAAGGGGCCTTGGGAACAGTAGGTGACTTCAGAACCTGTCCGGGTTTTTTGGCCGCAGGACTGGTCTTGTTGGTCACATTGGGCGAAGGTGCCGTGTCGGGCGTTTGCATCATGTTCTTAGGTTGTCCGCTTGCTTGGACTGCTGCAAGGTTTGCGCTGGACAAGTCTTTAAGGTCAGACCAGAGTACCATGTTCTGTCGGTCAATGAGAACTGCGTCATCGCCACCGTCAACCGCAGGCTCGCCAATGTCGGCACGGGCACGGTTGAGAGTCCACGAACCATTGCGGATACGCTGGTCGCGAATCATCTCAATAACTTCGTCATCTCGCCAGTCCACAACACCAAACTTCAAGTGCCAATCTTTGACACCGTATGCTTGATAAAGCAAAGCAAACGAAAACTTCTCAAGAACAATCTCTTGAATTGGACCGCAAGTGTTCACTCGGAACGTCTTGTCTTGCTGCGTACCAGTTCCACCGCCGATGTTACCGGCTTCAATCACGCCAACTTTTGAAGGTGGCACGCCATAGCCAGAAAGAATTTCGTCACGACGTTGTTGAAGAATGTTCAACCAGTTGTTGATTTGATTGACACCAAGTTCATTGACAACAGCGCCACCTTTGGTCTCAAAAAGGTTTCCAATGTTGCGAGCGCCAAGGTTGCGAATATTGTATTGCTGCTGCAACCGCTTCATTTCGGACTCTGGCAAAGCCATCGGCCAGTCAACGTGTGCCCGCACGGGGTCTCCACGCTTCATGGTTTCCTTAATGAGCGCCGCTGCAAACAACCATGAGGTAATCGGCAGAATGTTCTTTTGCGTCGGGGAAACGCCATACAGCGTGTCTCCGGGCGAATCAAACTTCACATGAATAACTTCGTTAGCCTTAAAACGGGCGGTGCGGTTTGTAGGCGTACGCTGGACGTAGCCTTTAATAACACCGTGCTCGTCGGCCAAAACAGTCATCGTGGTTGGGTCAAGCGGGTAAAGAGCCACAGGCTCGCCCATAACCCAAACAACTTCGGTAAATGAATCACCAAAAATCAGCAAGTCCGTAATGACTGCTCGCATCAATTGACGAATATCGTCGGTGGGGTTAACGTAGCGAAGCAGTTCTTGAACTTTTTTAACTTCAGCAGGCACTTTGGGAGCAGAAGCGCTGGCGTAAACGCCAGTGTCATACACAACTTCAAGGCCACCAGCCGTGCAAGTGCGAGCAATAGCATCAATAGAAGCAGAAGACCAAGGGCAAGCAAGATATGCTTGCAAAAGTTGCGCCATAAATGTTGGGCGGTCAATCGTGCCAGCCGTAACATTTTGACCGGGGTTAACCTCGGAGGAACCGCCAATTGGGATGCCGGTTCCATAACCAGAACGCTTTGCAGTCGTGCGTTGGCGTCCTTCTTCAATCTCAAATTCAGCCAGTGCTCTGGCCTCGTCAAGTTCCCTTCTAAAAGATGTAATAGCCATATGGTTATTCTTCCTTAAAAGGGACTCATGCCAAAGTCCCCCATGACAAATTTACCACCCATCATCGGCAAGGGTTTGCCCTCGTCGGGACTTCCCGGTGGAGGGCCTTCAACCATGCCCTCTGGTAGGCTCATTTTAAACGTGGGGTTCTGTTCGTAAATAACTGGACGGGCATACGTGCCAACCGCCATGCACACATAACGCAATGCGTCGGCAATGTGGTCTTCGACGTTCTTGGTCTCTGCATCGTCCGGTTTTGTTTGACTTCGTGGCAAGGAAGGAATGGTTTCAATAAACATTGGGCACTTGTCTTCAAAAACATGAAGCATTGGGCACCTGTCCCAACCCATTGCTCTGTGCATATCGCAAGCAGGCCCATCGTTGAGGAACTGATGAACTCGTGACCAACCGTTAATTCGGTCGTTGTCTGCTTGAGTAATGCCACAACCTTCCTGACCATAAATGTCAGAAATTGAAAGCGGAGTACCACGTTGTCCCCACATTGAAGGGTCAGCCACTCGGATGACTTCGTGTTCCCCTGCGTTGCGCTCCGCTTCCAGAATTAAACGGGCTTGATAATCGGCATTTACCTTGGTAGCGTAAATCTCCCGATACACCCAAATCCTGCTGTCTTGGTCAACTGCAACCCAAACGCAAGCGTAGGGTGCGGCATAACCATAGTCAATGCCTGCGTACCTCGGCCATTCTTTAGGAATGGGAAATGAAGATACAACGTGTTTGGCATACGACCATTGCTCAAAGAACTGACCAACCATTGCGTCCCAGTCACCGTCACGCATTGCTGCACGACGCTGGGGGTCAGGAATAGAGTTCAGAACCTTTTCGTAGTCTTCGTTAACGTGTGGGTTATCCGTTGACTTAGCAGGAATGAACGCAATTGAGCGACCGTGTTCATCCTGCGTTTCATTTTGACCACGCTTTGTTGGATTAACAAAACGGTCTTTAAGGTACTTGTGCGAAACGCCACCGGGGTTCGATGCAAGTCGAATTCCCATAACGGGCACTAATTTGCTACCGGAACGAAGACGCTCTTCAATCTGCTGAATGACTGCCGGGAGCATCAGGCCCGCTTCGTCAATGTAAAACGCTTGGTACTCACCACCGAGAATACGGCTGGCGTCCACAAGGTTTTCAGCATACGAGAAGTTAATGAGTGAACCGTTAGGGAACTTCAACACCTTGTTGGTGGAGTTCCACTTAGCGCCGAGCGCTTGAGCGTACTGGCACTTGTTCAACTCTGCAAGAAAGGACTCCTCCAACTCACCGTAAGTACGGCGGAAGCAGCCAATTTTCATTCCGGGGTAATTTGCCGCGTTGTACAACGCATCCATTGTCAAAGCACGGCTCTTACCGCCACCTGCCGCACCACCATAAAAAATGGCATCGGTACGTTTGGCGGATGCGTCGTGGAACACCCGTTGACGTTCGGTGGGAGTGTAACCCAAGATGCCAAACACATCAACCTTGGGTGGAATAACTGAATCGGAAATAAAATTGCCGAAATTAACCATTTACTTCAGCCAGAAGAAAAACGACCATGCAATCGAAAGCGGGATACAAAGCATCACAAACAAACCAACTGACGCTTGCAGGAAACTGTTGTTTTTCAAGTAGTGAATCTGTGCTTCGTCTTTAGCAAGCGACAATGCATTCGCACGCTTAATTGTTGCCATTAGTTCTTCGTAAGGACCATCGCCCATTGCTTGACGAGCAACAATTTCGTTTTCGCCCACAAGACTTCCAAGCGAATTAATCAGGTTCTCAAAATCTTCATCAGATGGCATTTAGTCCCTCAAAAAAATAAGGAATCTGTCATTTCGCCACCCATCAAGCGACGGACAAATTCATCGTACGCATCCCATTGTAACGGAATGTTTAACTTTCTGAGCAAAGAAATCTGCCAAGGCTCAAAGCCTAGATAAACCAGTTCCTCATCGGAGGGAGGACACAATTCTCGATTCTTACTCATAAGTTTATACTACATTTCTAGTTTGTCAATCCTTTGGGATTGGACGGGTTGGCGCAGGTTTTTCCGTGACCAGAGGAATGCCTTCGGTGGAAGTAGTTTGCAAAACATACGCTTTCCAACGCGCCCGGTCAGGAGCGCCCGCTTCCACCCATTCTCCGTAATGGTCCATGCACATTGCAGAGCGTACGGCGGGAAGAACAAGGCAAATTTCGCAAGGATTAGAAGTTTGACGAACACGCTTCTTGTCTTCGCCACTCTTAATTAGAAGCATTGTCTGTTGAATGCGACGAAGATTTTTTTCGGCAGCGACAATGTTCTTCTCAATGTCTTTCACGGCATCACGAACGGGGTCTTGAATTTTTTTGCCGTTGGCATTAGCAAGAACGGTTCGCTCAACGGGGGAAGAGGCTCCGCCGCCGCCTTTGCGAGAAAAATTAAGGTTAGAACTTGAAATGCTGGTGGGCGCAACCGAAATAGCGTCACGGCGAACAAGGTCGGTAAGTTCGTCGGCGTTGATTTGATTTACCAAATCAGACACGGCACCCAAACCGTCAAGCATGCGCTTAATGCGTTGCTGCGAACGCCGACTAAGTTTGTTAGCCATTGGGTTCCTCCAAAAAAAGCGGTAGCAAATACCAGTTTACAAACATGCTATGCCAGTTCCGGGTATTTGTCAATGATTTCCAAATACCGTTGGTAACCATAAAGAACTTCAGTGTAACCGTCAAGTTCTTGAGTGACATATGCTTTGGAAGCATTTTTGCCACGACGCTTGTGAATAACCGCATACATTTTGCCAGCACGCTCGCCCGACTTGGCTGCTTGGTTCATCCAATCAGCAAGGGTCATCGCTTGCTGGTTTTTACACTCCATAACAATTGGCAAATTATCAAGGTCTCCAAGTGGAGAATTCAACGGCAAACGTTTTGCGTTGGGAAAACGAGTTGCCAAAACCTCAAGCGCCCTATTTTCAAATTCCGTGCCCTTAGCCCGCGTTCGGCTCATAAAACCTTTCCTCTCCGCAGGAAACACATGGGCCAACCACGGTTGTTTCGCTTCCACACTTGTAGCACAGCCGCCCCGGAGCGTTAAGGGGCGTGCGCTTCAAAAAGTTATCTACTCTGTCACTTGCCATTGATTTCCCTATACAAAATCAGCGCAATAACTGCGTAATTGGCAAGGTCAATGAGGGAGTCTTCAACGGATTCGTTGGCCATCTCGCTGCCTTGAGCAGCCTTTTGCAAACGTTTCATCTTGTCTTGAGCGCGCATAAGCGTGCCAACCCAGCCGGGAATGCCAAAGGCTTCCGAGGCACGAACGTTGGAGTAGGGGTCTCCCGCAAGTCCGTAGTCTTGTTGCTTCTTTGCACTAAGCATTGCCATTTCGTTGGTAATGCCAAAGAACCTACGGTCTGCTCCTCGGTCGTGATTGTAATGGCTACACAGAATAGACATAGTGTTTTCTTCCGGCTTGTATTTGTAAACTTGCAAACCAAGCATTTCTGCAACTGCCAACTCCGCGTTTGCTCCAACTGATTTTTCCCAACCCGGAAGCATGAGAATGGAATCACACTTGTCCATGAGTTCATAAATGTCTCGGCTAAATGCAGAAGCAATGTCAACGGATGGCATTGTCGTTGAAGGATTAAAACCTTCACAAAGGTCTAGTTCCGCTGGACAAACAGCGTTAAGCCCTCCTTGTCGCAGCCAATCCCTTGCTTGTGCAAACATATCAAAGTTGTAATTGGGATAACCACGCATGGGACCAGCAATGTAAAAAGTTTGCGTTTTCACTTAAGGTCTCCAAAAAAATCAACAAAACCGTTACGCAAAAGGTAGTAACCCCAACAAATTGCGTCCCAAAGACTAAAAAGCAAAAACTTTCTGTACATGTTAACTTCAACACGCACATCGCGAGTCTTAATCCAGTTAACTTCGCGTCGAATAACATACACCGAACGAAGCCAAATTAATACTGCAACAACACCGTAGGCAATAAACGCCCAATACCACCAGTTCATGTGAACCTCCTCCTTCACAGCATACAGCATTTGCCGTAACTACGTCAATGGTTTTTGGCAGTAGCAGAATTTTGCGCGTTATTTATACTTATATGTATATCTATATCGGCTGGCAACCTGCTGCCACCCCGGTGGCAACCTGCTGCCACCCCCTTTACAGTTGCAAGCGTTTTGCTAACTATTGCAAGCACTTAAATCCTTGACGTAAAATGACTACATGTAGTACAATCCAAGGTGAACGGGGAAGCCCCAAAATTCAAGGAGAAACATGTCAAACGCATCTACCTACATTGCAGTTGCAGTCAGTTGGTTGGGTACCATCGGCGCAGGTGTCACTGGTTTCATTAAGCAGGCAAAGAAGTACGAAGGCCAAATTAACAACGTTGTTGCCACCATTGAGGCGGACGTGAACGCCGTTCTTGCCGAGGTGCAAAAGGTGAACGTTTCCCTTGCTGCCCTTACGCCCCCTGCAAAGCCAGCGGCGGCAAAGGCACCTGCTCGCAAGGTGACCGAGGCTCCTGTTCCACGCCAACGCAAGGCTGGACGGTAAATTCGTCGCAGGGTGGGCCAACGGTACGCCACTGGCCTCATAAGCCAGAGATGCGAGTTCGACTCTCGCCCCTGCCACCACCTTTCGGGGTAGCACAATTGGCAGTGCAAGTGACTGTTAATCACTGGGTTGCAGGTTCGAGTCCTGCCCCCGAAGCGAGAGGAAAATATGGGAAACGGTTGTAGCGCATACAGAAAGTACCGCAACGCATCGTTTGTATGCTGCAAAAATTGCCACACGGAAGAAGAAGCGCTTATTACCGTTGAGTATCACGGGGAAAAGTTTTCCGTATGTTGCAACTACATCAACGCTACGTTCTTGGACAAAATTTAATGCCTACCCCATTGCGTGTTTTTAGCAACGGTGGCGGCGTGCAATCTTCCGCAGCCTTGGTTTTGTCGGCACGGGGGGAAATTGATTTCCCCATTCACCTGTGGAGCAACGTGGGTGATGATTCCGAGCATCCGGCCTCTCTTAAGTACGTTAGAGAAGTGTTGATGCCGTACGCCGCAGCAAACGGAATCGAGTTTCACGAACTACGCAAAAAGCGTCGGGACAAGCAAGAGCGCACGCTATACCAAACCATTATGAACCCTGAATCTAAGGCGATTCAGATTCCGGTTCGCATGAGCAATGGTTCTCCGGGCAACAGAAGTTGCACTGTCAAGTTTAAGATTGACGTTATTGAGAGTTGGCTTTACCACCACAAAGTCAAGATAGACAACCCCGCCATTGTCGGCATTGGTATTTCCGTAGATGAAATTCAACGCGCAGGACGTGGCAAAGAAGGCAAGCGGTCTCGCCGGACCTACCCCCTTCTTGATTTAGGGCTGCGTAGGTCAGATTGCTTAAAGATTGTTGCAGAAGCAGGACTTCCCGAACCACCAAAGTCATCTTGCTATTTTTGCCCATTTCACCGCATCCAAACATGGTCGGAAATGCGCCGTGACGAGCCGGAACTGTTTGAAAAAGCAGCGCACATGGAAGACACCATCAACGAACGACGTGCTTCGTTGAACCGTGACCCTGTGTATCTTACCGACAAAGCAAGGCCGTTGCGTGAGGCGGTTGGCGTAGCACAAGATGGGTTTTGGACCACAGTTGTGGATGACGGTGACGGTGAATCTTGCGATTCGGGTCACTGCTTTACTTGAGGAGCATTATGGACTTCGATGACTGGTACAAATACGGTATTCAACACGAATACATCTCCGAAACGTTTTGTTTGACACACGACCTAGGGCCTATGAGCGACCTTGAAAACGAGTTGTGGGAAGAGGGCGTGGACTTGTGTGCTTTTGGAGTACGCCTTGGCAATCCAGACGAATGGGAAGAACAGGCTGGTTACCTCAAGCGCATTTAATGATTAATCAGATGCGCCGCCATATGGTATTTGATTAGATACCAAAAACGCAGTTCCGAAAATTTTCTGCAAAAATCCCTACCCCCCCAAAAGGGGGTTTTATCCCATCCAAA